TGATCTCCTCGCATTCTTGCCCAGAGGTTTTACTATCGATCCCTCTACTCATCATCCTACAAAACATTTCCCTACAGAGTAAATTATCGTTACTTTCTATGTATTCTTTTGAGCAAGGAATAACTAATAAATCTGTATCTGTGAGTTGTTTAATTATTTCTTGTTGCTCTTTTGCTACATCTTCTGTAGGGGCAATAATAATCGGAGGAGCTGGAGGATCTTTGTGTGTTATGAGATATGTAGATCCTGCTCCTACTATGAGAGAGGCTATAGATACAATAATATATATTTGCATAATTTCTTAATCCTTTATTACTGGAGCTATGGTACATCTGCAATTGATATCCATTGCAGGTACTCCAAAATTTGAGGGAGCAGATCCTCGATACCCATTAACCTCAAAATCTTGAGTTACTGGTATCGGAGCATCTAGATCTAGCTCTCTATGCTCGTCTCTTACTTTTCCATCTCTACTAGAGATCCATTCTTTCATAACTTGCACATTTTCCGTTTTTTCGAAGAGCTGATAAGATTGTACAGTAGATTCATTTATAGATCTAGTTGCCTCTGTTTGCGCTATCATCATAGATCGAGCATCCGAGAAAGATGTAGCACTTTTTATATTTTTGGCTATCTGCTCATTAGATAGACCCTGCTCTATACCAGTCCTAACTATTTCTTTTACCTCTCTCTCTGTAGTATCTACTATCTCTGTAGCCATCTTCGAGATCATAGGATCGGAGAGGGATCGTAGTCCGAAATCTAGATCGAGAGGTCTAGTTTTTCCTGTAAGTGTATAAAGTTCTGTCAGGTTATCGTTTCCAGTAAGAGTCCATATACTGCTCCATACTCTACCGATACTATCTTTTATAGCCTTAATCTCTATAGCTCTCCCTAGTAGCTGGGAGTAGTTTATATTTTTCTCTTCGTATGATTTATTTTGTATAGCATTTATGAGAGTAGAAGATCGAAGAGCATATCTAGTAGAGGCAGATAGCAGATAGTTAGTACTAGCAGTATTTAATGCGTTCTGCGATGGTTCTAGAGCTTTAACATTCCATTGATGCCAGTAGAGATCTTTTTGCTCCTGCGATCTGAACGATCTTTTTTTTGCATCTAATCTCCTCTTCTCATCCGAGATAACCTTTCTCATATGTGATAATCCACGAGATCCGACTACTAGCCATTTTATTTGGGCTACTACCCCATTGAGCCTATAATCTTCGAAATGCCTAGCTCCCCATGCCTCTCGTAGACGGATCGCTAACTCTTCTGTATCGGTTTGGGCTATACTAGAGGATCTTTCTGCTATGGGTAATAATCTTGAAAACTGAAGATTCCCTAGTATATTCCCTGCTCTTTTCCATATCTCGGGATACTGCTCTTTAAGCGATAGAGCCTCCTGATATGGAAATCTCTCATAGTTTGAATTTCGCAGAGCTACCTCTTTATCGTCTCCATCTTCAGGGAAATTTGTAGGGTTATTATCTCCTACAGATCCTCTATGAATTATAATATTTTTTTTTTGATCTACATTGTAGTTTATCTCTAACTCGAGTAGATCTATATCATCATAGTCTAGAGTATCCTCTGTATCTTCTTCTGTTTTGCACAATTGCTCTATAGATCTAGCTATCATATCTGTAGGATCTATAGATTGCGTAGTAGTATCTGCTACTGCTACCTGCTCCAAAAATGGGGAGTTATCTAGTCCTTCATAATTGTAGGCATCGGCTGGAGACATACCATTAAGGATATGATATTGCACTCTCTGTAACTGTGCAGATCGCATATCTTGCAAGGCGTCTACATCGGAAAAATCGATCATACACCAAAGATCAGGAGAGAATAATCTAGCGATCTTATTTAATAGAAACTCGATCTTTTTTGATCTCTGTTTTTGTATCTGCCAGTAAGTAATAGATGACTGCCTAGCAGTCGCATAATTTGCATCAGGTAGTCCTAGTACAGTAGAGGGTACTCCACATACTGCAGATATATTCTCTCTAGCCAGTGTTCGCAGAGCTTGAAATTCTATATCTCTTGGAGATAGTGCTAGAGTATCTACTTTGATCTGCCCTGATAATGCCATAGCTCCTCCATCTTTCGTCATAGATCGATAGCTCTGCATGATGTCTTCTCTTGTTTTTTTATCCCATATATCTGCAGGATCTTGAGGAGATAATAAGACATCTGGTCTCCCTTGTTTTGATACTGCGCTAGCCATCCTCTGCGCATTGAGATCGGCAGTAATCTCTTCATTAAGAGCCTCTACTATACCCATCCCATATAGCTCGCCCCTAGCTCCTATATCCCATGATGCAGATCGGATATGTATCACTCTATCAGGAGGATATATTACAGTAGATCCTCCATCGCTATACTCATAGCCAGCGATCATTTTTATGGGATCAGGTATGATCCTAACTTGCTCTGGATGTAGCCGATATAAACTAGCAGGTCTAGATATATCTCCGATGATCAAAACATAAAGATTACCAGTCATCATAATATCGACTACTAACTGTTCTATAAAAATATATTGATTATCTTGAGAGTTCGGATTTTCGATGAGAGATATAAAAGGATCTTCGTATATCTGCTCGTCTTTACGATAGTACTTTATAGGCAGAGAGGCTATATCTTGGGAGGCTCTAGTAACACATGCATGAGTATATGCATGTTTGCCATATACTGACATACTAGCACGAGGCGAGAACGTAGGAGAGATTCCGAATGTGCTAGTCCATCCTGCTCCTCTGTTTACCTCTTTTGGATCTTGTACTGTTTTTAATGCTTTACTCTGAAATACAGATAAAAAGCGAGATAGCCAGTTAGATTTTTCGATTTCATTCGCCATATAATCTCCTTATATGAGCATAGTATATCACCGATCTATCTAACTGACTATCTTTTGTAAATTACAATTATTTATCTCTAGAATTTTGTGCAGTTATGGGAGAGTACTGCTAAATGCTTACATATCCTGCCTCTATATTGGAAATCAGGACAGGAGCAGAACCATGTACCATCTATATTAAGCTCTTGTATCCATTCTCCACATTTTGCAGATATGCCATAATCCGATCTTAGCCATGCTATCTGCTTACTATCTACCTCTCTTAATGCAGATCCTATTTTTTCTATATTATGCTTTTTGGGATCTTCGATTATTTGATCGATCTGGCTATTCCACATTTTAAGAATCAGACGATTATTTATTATTATAGAGTTATTTGGCATCTATTGATCTCCTCTATGATAAGTCTATGTTTAATCTTTCCTACTAGTCTTATTAGATAATTATTTATATCTCTGTGAAGAGCTGATCTAACTAGGATCTCTTCTGCTATTTCCATCGCCTCAAAAGTAGAGATCCCTCTATCGCTACACACTGTATAAATGATCTTTGTAAGGTCTATTATTTTTATTCCATCTATAGTCATATTATTTTTTACTCCACACTAACATTAACTTTTCAAATACATTCTCTTTTTTTTCCACACAGATCAAGATCTCTCCAGTAACTAGTTTTATCTCACATCCTCTAATAGATTTATCGTTATCTGGTACAGAGATATAGAGTATCTTATCTACTGCTACATAATAATGTTTTGTGAGATTCTCTTTTACTGCGTTATCGTGATCGTTATCTATACATAATATTTTAATCATTTTGTTACTCCGTTTATTAGTTAGTAGTAGCAGGAGTAGTAATAGAACTCCTGCTAGTGATAAGATTTATTATTATTTTCTAGCTAGGATATTAGCTCTTATTTTATAAGCGATCTCTAATAATCTTTTTGCATTTTCAAGATCACTTGTAGAATAGTGAAAATTATTTGTAGCAATTTCGTTTTCTAGTCTAGCAATTGTATTATCTATTGGCATCATATAAGCTCCGTTTATTAGTTATTACAGATTTTATTATCTGTATACTTATATATAGCATTTATATATATGAGTGTCAAGAAAAATAATAAAAAATATCAAAAATCTTTTAGTACTTGCTTAATACTATCCACATAGAGATCCTGCTCCTGATCCTGTGTGATCTTGCATAATGCTCTGATCAAAAAAGCATAGTATGCGATCTTTGGATGAGATACTCCGAGTATCCAGTTTTTTATATCTCTTCTGCAGATGCCTGAAATCTTGGATAGATGGGATATATCTATATTATGAGTAGATAGATAGGAGTGTAACCACGAACCAAAATGATTTTTGGGGATATATCGATCTATCTCTCTCATACTATCCTTACTGGTGTAACTGCCATCGTTTCAAAAATGCGATCTCATATCGAAGAGCATCCAGAGCATGATCATCTTTCTTGATCGGTCTATCTCCTCCAGCTCCCTCTGCCCATCTGTATAATCTTAACTCTTTCAAAAGATTCTTACAATTATCGTGTATCAGTAAATGCGTTTTTCCCTCTGCATCTATTGCAAGTCTCTCTTTAACGTAGTTTATAGTTTCTACTACTCCTAGATGCTTGGGAGCTGGTTTATTGTCGATATTGCATTCCCTCATAAGAGTTAGCCTACCGTCCTTACTCTCTGGATCTGCTACTGTCCATCTATACTCCTCTGCATATCTCTTCTGGATCTGCTCCAAATTCCTGCCATTATCCAGAGTAGTCTTCTCTGTCATGTAGTATTCTCTGTAGACGTGTAGTACATCGTCTTTTTCATCGTGTGCAAAATACAGACAGCAGAAAGGATTTTTTACACCGAAATCTATCGCTCTATCTCTAGTCCAGTCTGCAGGAGGTTCAAAAGATGGTACAACATGTATATTTATCGAAAATTCCGAATATACTAGTCCTTGTTGATTTACAAACTCTCCGAATAGCCTAGATCGCTGACTCTCCTCCGACATATGAGAGATAGATCTGCGCAGTTTTACGGAGGATACATAAGGATTATCTAGTCCTGATATATAGCTATATCCATATCCACTAGTAATCTTGGAGATAAAAACATCGTGTACCCATGTAATACCTTTAAGAGCCGTCATAGATAGCAGTACTCTTCCCTTGTGATCTACACATCGGAGCATACATTCATCAAATATATCTTTTGGATGTTCCTCGTCTAGTACTACTAACTTTACTGCTCCACCTTGAAATTTTTCCCTCCCTGATTCAGCAGATAGAGAGAGGATCTTTCCCCCATTATGAAAAATCGCAGAGGCTCTATCTTGAGCTTTCCATCTTATATACTGTGTATTACTGGGGGCAAACTTTTCTATTTTTGGGCGAAGATATGTTAGAGCATCTCCATAAGATAGAGCAGAGATCCACACCTCTGCAGGATCATCTTGTATAAAATCAGGAGGTAGATTATTTATATCTAGCCAGTCTCTAACACTGGGATCTTTTGCCCCTAGAGCAGTAGCAATTGCGAACATTACAACAGACTCTGTTTTACCAGATCTATTCCCTCCGAAGATCCCATAAGCCTCTGACGTTATAGATCGGATCGCTCCCCATTGACTAGATCGAGATTCTTTTATATCGCAGTGTTTACATGTCCATAGATCATTCTCTACATAATCCATATATCTACCACATCCCCTAAATCTAGGAGATTTCGATCCTAGTCCATCCCATCTATGACAGATCGGAGTCCATAGTTTTGCAAGAGAGAGAGGAGTAGTCTGTTTTATTTTTTCGATCTTATCGCTCAATTGCAGATACTTGATCATATCTTGCTTATTCATTCTGCTATCTGCTCTCTAATAATTTTATTCTTCATCGAGATCTATCGGAGGAGGCGATAGCACTCCGATCCTACTAGATACATCCTCTATCTCTCTTACTAACTGTGTAACTGTCATATTTTCAGGCGTTACAGAAATTTGCACTTGAGGAGTAGTTTGCCCAAATCCATATTTTTTTTCGAGTATCCACATAGCCGATCTTACATCTCCCTCTCTCATAGCTTTTTGCACTACCCCTAGAGCATAGATACAAGGAGATGCCTCTGCTCGCTGATAATCTTGGTAAAAGTCATAATAAATCCCTCTACTCTGCCCTTTCCCTTTAGATAACCAGTCATATAGAGTTGATTCGTCAATCTTGGCATATTGGCATGCTTGTCTCTTTGTAGCCCCTAGAGAGATAGCATCGAGGATCAGTTTTTTAACTTTTCCATCTAATTTTGATGGTCTGCCACTACTCATACAGATTATCCTCCTATAAATTTTATAGCGATTTCTTTATCCATTTTTTTTCCGACATATTCAAATGGATTACAATATCTACTTGTATGAGTCATATCTATTCTGTTTTTACTAGTTACAAATCCTTTAATACCACAATCTCTCCAATTTTTAGATTTTTTATGAGCTTTAATATATGATGGATGAGCTGGATAATTTCTAAATCCATAACCTATAGATATATAGGCAGATGCTATTGTTTCAGCCAAAATAAATGATAAACCTAATCCCTGCCAATCAGGGAGTATAACTATTCTAGATATTTTTTTTATACTATTATTACTTCTA